TCATAATGCCTTTTTACTCTGTCCATTCCCCAGCCATATTTTTCTAATAAGTACCTATTTAATTCTGCTGCATTCTTTCTAGCTGTATTGTAGTTAGAATCAGGATTAACACATATCTCAATATTTATACTGTTATAGTTAGTAATAACTCCAAAGTTACCTCTATCCCCAACAGCCCATGCTCCATCACTTAACTCTAAACATTGATATATTTCTTTATCATCTACATAAAAATGAACAGACGCATCCCCTAAATTCCCATTAAATTGAGCTTTAGCGTGATTTCTTGCTCCTGCTCCATCACTATAGTTATCTGTTTCATGGTTAACTATATATTTAGGATTATTTTTTCCCTTATAGCACTTATGGGACTTTAAAAATTCTTTATTGATTGTAAGCATCTTTTTTCCTCCTTATAATAGGTAAAGTAAAAGAGTAGCCTATTTGACTACCCTTGATTCATATACCCTTTTGCTTTTAAATCTGAAATTAAATTGTTAAATGCAGTTACTATTGTAGCAGCATCCGCCCCACTAGCTAAAGCATCTACTTTATTTAACTTATTAATTACGGCATCTGCACCTTTCTGACCTGGCTCTCCCTTTTCCCCTTTCTCTCCAGGTGTACCCGGTTCACCTTTTGGCCCTGCTGGACCTTTAAGAGACTGTACATACTTCCATTTAGCTGTACTTGCATTTCCACCTTCTGTACAGATAAATACATTCCCTGTTTCTGTATTCATATATCTATCATTTATTAATGCTGATTCTATTCCTGTTTCATAAGTAGTTGGTTCTGTGCTATTGCCTGTAATTGCTGTTCCATTATACCAAGATACTCCTATGTTATTATTAATGCATAAATCATATAATTCTCTGTCTAAAGAACTACAAGGAGCTGGTAATTCTACATTCTTTCTATTTAAATACGCTATATAACGATCTATTCTATTCATTTTTATACCTCCATATATTTAAATCTAAAAAGAGTAGTCTGCTTGACTACCCTTTTATACCTTGCTTTTTTCTTAAACTTTCAATTTCTCTTATTGTCCCTTCAATTCTATCTGCTTCAATAGTGTTGCTAGGTATAATTGTTTTAAGTTCAACATCTGTATTCTTGTTGCTCAACCTAACTAATAGATCATGTATAAAGTTAGATCCCCTGCTAATAAGTATTCCAGTAAGAATAACCCCTAAGAAAGGTATTACAGTTTCTATTTCTAAAAGTGCCAATATATCTAATCTTGTACCAAAGACTATTAACATACTAACCACTAATGCTCCGACTCTATCTACCTTTACCTTTCCATCTTGCCAAGTCATCTTAAGTGTTTCCCACACACTCTCTGCAATAATAGCAACTACTACTAACATTATTAATTTTTCCATTTTTACATCTCTCCTTTTTCTATTCCATCTATTCTTTTATGGGCTGATTTTGTAGATTCCTCTACTCTTATAAGCCTTGTATTAAACTCTTTCATTTCTCTATCTCTTGCCTTATTATCTAACCTTATTTCATCTACTGCAGTAGCTATATAATCTAGTTTAGTTTTTGTTTCTGCCTCTTCTCTAGTATCTGCCCTAATATCATGTCCTTTGTTTCTTTGAAATGTTAGAAAGCTTACTACAGCTCCTAGTAAAGTACAAGCTAATGCTATACTGATACTTTCCATTTTCACACCTTGCCTTTCTATTATTTTTGTATATAAAAAGAGATCTAGAATTACTCTAAATCTCTCTTAAATCTTATTTGTTTTTAGTTCGTCCTTTCGGTCAAAACTAATAATTAAATACTCTATCTGCTCCACGCCCAATTCTTACACACTTAATATTTTTAGTTTTGTAATTAATTGTTACTATATCAAAGGCTTGTTCGGTAATTGTTTCTTTAACATACGGATATTCCGTATTAGCAGAGCGTATTCCGTCATCACTATCTGTCATAATTACCTGTGTGCCACCAGTTGTTGTCCAGTTGAAATCTATATGTGAGTGTCCTAATAGCATTAACTCCACTTTTCCTTTTCCAGTGCTAAAGTTATATGTTCCGTTAGGCGTTTGAACATTTACATTTCTAGTATTATAACCATCAATAAATTTTTCAATATCAACCCCACATTGGAATTTTATTAAAGTTCCGTCACTAACGTTTGGAGTTACTAACCAATGCCCTACAAAAATAATATGCCATCCTTCTTCAACACTGTTCATGCAACTTTCTATAGCTCTATACCCCTCTGATGATATAGTAGGTGGATATGTTTCACCTCTAGTGTCTAAGAATATATACCTTGTTTTACTAGAAGAATTATCAAAGTAAAATGTAAAGTCATTTTCAGTCAAGAAGTTTATTTTTCCATCATTTTGCTTATACATTAAAGCATAAACATCATTTCTACTAAACACTTTATCTGTTTGACCTACTTGGTTATTAGCATTTGAGTCATGATTTCCAAAAGCAACAGGGAAAAATTTATTTTCAAATGTGAACTGCCTTACACACTCATTCATCATTTTAGACATATTTTCTTTTGTTCCTTCATTAATTAAGTCGCCACTGCATAAAATAGTGTTTATGTTTAGCTCATTAAATATCTTTTTAAGTAATGAAGGTGAGTGCTTTTTATTGCTATCCCAATGAATATCTGTGATGAACACAAATGTTTCTCCGTCCATTCCACATTCCATTATATTTTTTCTAGCTTGTTTTATTTTTGTTTCTAAATGTTCTAGATAATAAGGTGGTATATCGGAACTATTATTGTTACCTCCACTATTCATGTTTTCCAATTTTGTATTTATTTCTTTTATTGAATTTTCGTTTTTATCTACTTTTTTATTTGCCATATAGTTTACAAGCAATCCACCATTTATTGAGCTATAATGATGATATAATAATGGAATATCTGAACTCTTAATATTTACACTTGGTTTGTTTATTTTTAGCTTGTTAGTATCTCCATCAACAACTAAAGCAAAGCTATAGTCACCCTTAAATGAGTTTTTAGAAGCATCTACAGTAAACCCTGCTTGAGTTGCAGACTCTAATATTTCTTGCACTGTGAAAACTATTTGTCTATTTTCATCATAGTTACGAACTACTATGCTATCTGCAAATGTAACAGTTGGTTGTAATTCTTTAGTTATAAGTACATCTCCACCTTCATTTACATATACACTTGCATTTGCTCTTTTCCCAACTTTAAATGAATAGTTAGTAACTTTTTCTGTAGATTTTTTCAGTGCTTTTAAAGCATGTCTATCGCCAAGTTCTGTTAGCAACCCACCTTTGTACATATACCAGTTGCAAAACAATACAATGTCTTTAGCTTTAACTTCATTTAGCTTTACAAATTTTAATATTTCTGTATCGCCTTCAATTATCATTGAAAAATCAGTTACGCCACTTATATTTTTATTTTCAACATCAACAGTAAAGCCAAAACTTGTTGCTTTCTCAAATATTTCGTTTAATGTTATTACCAAATTGCTATTATTTGATTTACCATATTTTATATTTAATCCACCTTCAAAATGCAGAGTTGGAGATAAATCATCTGTATAACTAAAAATTGCATTATCAGCAAGGTATGCTATAGCATTTACGTGTTGAGATTGTGATACTGCTTTTTTAAATTGTTCTCTTACAGCTTCACCGGCAGCAGAGTAATTTATACCGTCCCCCCCGTTACGAATATCCAATAATTCAGTGTTATTAGAAGTGTCTTGATTATTACTTATTATATTATTAACCCTTTCATCTAAAGCATTTACTTCTTCTTTAGTAGCTTTATCCTTTATCTTTGCTACTTCTGCTTTTTCTGTACTAGTATAATCATTTGTAGATAATCCTTTGCCTGTTTCTTTATCAACTTTATTTGTACTTAAACCATCAACTTCATTCTTAGTTTCTTCCAAGGACGAATTAATTCTATTTAATCTTTCAGTATATTTTTCTTCTATTGCTCCACTAGTTTCTTTAAAATACTTGTCCCACTCATCTAACTTTATAATTCCATTTTCAAGAGCAGTAAATTCATTTGTACTTTCAGCAGCATCTTTTATGTCTATACTTTCTCTTATAAATATCGCGAAAATAATAGTACTTAGGATCTCTCCATTTTCCATTATTTCTAATTGTACTTTACACATACCTGGCTTAATAAGAATTTGGTTAGTTAGTTTTAAATCGCATTCACCTTCACTGGCATTTATAATTTCCATATCGTTATAACATACATTGCCATCAGGCTTCTTTATTCTTGCTCTAACAGTTTTATTTTCTAAAGAAAAAGGAATACCATTATTAAGTATTTGAAAATTCAACACTCTTGCGGTATCCCCTTGTTGTGCTGGTATTAAATTGTAGTACTCTTGATCTATGTCAAGCTTAATTCTGCGAGGTAGCTTCATCTTGTATCTCCCCCATTTCTTTAATTTTTTCTAGTACTGGAGCTATATATTCATCCTTCTTTATATCTTCTAAACAAAAAGGATTATTAGTATAAGGATTTATTTCTTTATTTAATATTTTATTTGCTAAACACTCTACATAAAATTCATTTATCATATAATCCCCTCACTTCTTAGCATCACAGTTTCTATATTATTTAAAGTCGAAGTTATTTCTCTACCATTTATCTCAACTCCATTAGAGCCATTTATGCTTACTTTTCCACTTCCACCACCATCTGCAGTGATATTTACATTATCTTTGGTCATTAATATATTACTCCACTTAGTAGAATCCTCACCTTGCTGACAAAGAAGGTATAGCCAGTTTCCAGTGCTCTCTATACTCATTCTATCCTTTGAATCTAAGGATAAGCTATGGTTAGATCTAATTGCTCCGTTGGATAGCCTTACTTCAAATATTTCATTTGCTATGGTTGCAGATGTGGATATATATCCTCTATCTAAATTGATTTCCATTCCTAAACCTTTTATTATTCCTTTTGCTATATTTACTATTCCATCTCCTAGGTCAATCCTACAGCTACCATCCATACTTTCTAATACTATAGCTCTTAATGTTCCTGCTACTATGCAATCAGCAATAAACCCCATCCCTGTTCCAAAAGTTCTAAAATCCCACTCTTCAGTTCCTGGTTTAAAACTATCAGCTATTTCAAATCCCATAGTTCCAATGCACATACATCCAAATGTCGGACTTCCTTCTACTCTATCCTCAAATAACATAGCTCGTACCTGTTGTGGTTGTGCTACATCTCTCTGTGCTTTAAACTTTGTATTCAAAGCGTTTATAGTACCATTTAACATATCAGATTTAACAGTTCCATTACTATTTAAAATAGAATTCACCCTATTTTGTAAATCAGCTTGGTTATTAAAGAAATTATCCTGTACATTTCCTAACTCTAAAGATATATATTCTCCTGTCATAAGATCTTCTTCAAAATCTATAACTCTAGCTTTAACATCTATATCTAATCCTGGAATATAACATGTTACTGCGTCACCTTCATTAACAGTTACTAACTTAATATAATCTTTATATGCGGTAGTATTGGCCAAATTAATCATATCTATTTTATAATTAACACTTGGCTTGTCTATCCCCTCCTCCTCGTATAGTTTATTACAACGCTTTACTAGTTCCGCCCTAGCTTCTTCTATAGTATTAAATCCTTCTTCATCTGTTTCAGATTCTTTAACCTTAACATCATCAAAATTTATAACTCTCATCTTAGGCTTTGTATACTTATTTATAAGTGGACTATCTACCCATGGAGTACTACCATCAAGCATTATTCCATTATAGCCAGTTGGAATTATTCTTGTAGCAACTTCTTCTATATTTATATCTTCTTCTATTTCATTAAGATTATATCCAAATTCAACCCTAACCCCATTATCAGAGCCAATTTTATCATTAATATAAATATCAAAGTTATCTAAAAGAACTTCTCCTCCCCATCTATTTAGAAAAGAATTTTCATCATTTCCTAAAGTAGCTTCTACTATGTTTTTCCTTACATAGTAAGATGTATTAATACTAGAAATATTACTATGTCCAGTAAATCCAGTACCTTCTAGAATTATATTTAATGCTTCCTCTCCATTCTTTAGAGTTGGTCTAACATCTAATAAAACATTATCTATTAAATCAAAAAATAAAGGCCTTGCATAAGCTGTTACACTATACAAAGACTTTACTACATTAAAAATTCTATAAAGTTTTTTCTTGCTATCTTTTTCAACAGCCATTACATTTTCATAGTCTATATACTTCCATCTTCCAATATCATCTATTGGGTGCTCTAAAGTAACTAAATATTCACTTGCTTTATAAGTACAACTTATAGGTGTTAATGTAATATCCCCATTCATTTCATAATTTGTATTAGTTTTAAGATATATTTCAATCTGATTCATTAACTTAAGCACCTCCAATTTGGAATTATATATATTTTAAAGTTACCACTCCATACAAACGTATTATCTCCTTCTTGTAGGTACATATCTGCATAAGAGCCTTTTAAAGCTACATTGTTTATCATTCCATTTCTGAAGCATAAACCTAACTCTGTATTAACTATAACTTCCTGTCCTACATTTATTTGTACTTCATTACCATTTATATTAAGTTTTAATAAACCTTCTCCTATTATTCGATAAACAGGCTTTGTAACCATTTCATGATTATATAAATATTGTTCTAATTCTCTTTCTTCCATTCCATCACTAAAATAAACATATGGACTACAAGTAAATATAACTGTAAACTTTCCTAGCCTTTTTAATACTCTTTCTGGTGTATCTATTCTTACTCTTTTAACTTTATAGCACACTTCTAGATCATCACTAAATTTTAATATTTCAAAACCACTATTAATCCATTTCTTTATTCTTCTAAAATCCTTTTCCCATTCGGAAGGCTTAGAGACAAAATTAAAAGATATAGGCACTTCTATATCTTTATAATACAATTCTCTATATAAAGGTTCTCTACCAGGAATATTAATCTCCTCGTATTGCATTTCTGAAGAAGGTTTTACTGGCCTTGTAGCCACATGTAAGTTAAAATCTAAATTCGTTTTATTTCCATATACTACAAAATATTTAGTCATGTGCAAAACCTCCTTTAATCTTCTTATAGTTATTCGTGCTTCTATTTGCAGTTTTAATAACTTCCCTTGTAGTTTCTCTTTTTAATTCCTTTCCATCAACTTTAAAGACATTTGTTGTGTAGATAATTGTTTGTCCTTTACCTGCTTCTTCTTTAACTATCTTTCTTAAATTGCTATACATCTGTCCTAGTGGAATAACTGCTTCTGCTTGCCTACCTAATCCTTTATATGAATCTCCTACTACAGTATTAGAATTTAAAAAAGTAGGTCTATCTATAATTCCACCTTCATACAAATAGTCTATTTTAGGTAAATTTACTCCAAAATGCTTACCACCTATTCCTGGAATCCAATCTGGTGTTGTAAAACTTATTTTATTTAATCCATCTATGGTCATATTTATAAGGCCAATTACTCCATTAAGTGGTGCTTTTATAACAGCTCCTAACCCATTCATTATGCCTCCAAATGTACTAACTACCCCTTCCCATGCTCTAGACCAATCCAAAGTGAATACACCAACTACAAAGTCTATTACTCCACTAAATACTTCCTTTGCAGCAGTCCAATAATTATTCATGTTTGCAAAAAAAGCATTAGCTATATTACCCAATGCTCCAAAACTATTAGTCCAATTTGTAGCAAATATTCCAGTTAGAAAATTATCAAAATTAGTAAATATCCCTGTTATAGTAGACCATATTTCATTAACTCCATTCCTAAACCATTCACATTTATTGTATAGTATTGTAAAAGTTGCTCCTAAAGCTACTAAACCAGTTATTACAAGTGTTATAGGATTTAAGTTCATAACAAAATTTAATGCTGCTTGTGCTGCTTTCATTGCGTTTGTCGCTAGTGTAGCAGCTGCTGTAGCTATTTTATGCGATACTAATTTAACTGTACTTGCTGCAGTAATTGCTGCTTGCTTTGTAAACTGTACTACTGTTTTTCCTATGTTTAAAGCTAAATTTCCAGCATATTTAGCTCCATTTAACATAGCTGTTCCTACTGTTTTTAAATTTTTTCCAACACCTACACACGTGCTTTTTAATTTATCAAATTTTTTATCTAAATTGGCTGTAAAATCTAATGTCTTACTAATGCCACTACACAAGCCACCAAGCACTTTTGTAACTGGACCTATTGCTATTGCAAGAGCACCAAACTTAACTATATTCTTCTGTGTGTCTTCATCTAGACTTCCAAATTTCTGTAATATCTCATTTAACTTTGTTATAAATGGTGTTATTACTGGTAATAAATGTTGTCCAAAAGTAGCACTTAACTCTTTTAAACTCTCTGTAAACATTCTCTGTTGGTTAGCTGCTCCGTCTGATGTCCTTGCAAAATCTCCTTGAGCTTTTTTTGTTTTTTCCATAACATATGCATATCTTAATTGAACTTGCTCCGCTTGTGTCATTTTGTCTATTGTCTTTTTCATACCTTGTTGCCTAGCAAATTCATTTAGATTCGTTTGTGTCATTACTATACCTAATTGCTTTAAACTTTCAGTTTCTCCTGTATAAATTGAATTTAAAGCAGTTTTAGCAACATCAATTCTAATATTTTTAAAAGATGCTAAATCTCCAGCAAGTCCAACTAAAGACATACTCATTTCATTTGCTTTTTGCTGTTCTAAGCCCATACCAGTTCCCATATCTGAAAATGTAGCCATCATATCTAAAGCACTACCTTTAGCAATACCAAAACTTTTTAAAGTAGTTTTGCTAAATTCTATAACCTTATTTGCACCATTCCCACATGCAACTTGAACTTTATTTATACTTTCATCCATATCGCTAGCAGCATTAAAACTAGCAACTCCTATTGCAGTCAATGGAGCTGTAACTCCTAAAGTTAATGTATTACCAATACTAGACAATTTACTTCCAAAATCTTTAACTTTTTTGCTTGCATTTGATAAAGAAGTAGATAACTTATTCCATTTACTAGTCTGCATTTCTAAATCTTTATTAGTTTGCTGCAATTCAGTTTCTAGCTTATTATAATATGCTATCTGATTATTTAATTTTATAGCTAGGTTCTGTGCTTCTCTAGAGTTTTCTCCAGTAGCTTGTACTTGTTTATCATAACTATTTTTAAGAACATCTATCTTAGATTTTTGAATATCCATAGCTTTCGTAAGATATTCTTGTTTATTTTTTAATTGATCTGTAGAGCTCCCAAAAACCTTTAATTTACTTGCTGTCGCACTGAATTCGCTTTTTAACAAACTCATGGACTTATTCATTTTTGTAAGTCCATCATTAAATCCTTTTGAATCCATGCTCCATTTTATGACCATTTCATCTACCGACATTATATTACCTCCTCTCTAAAGAGATATAGTGTCTCCATATACTTCATCTATATTTTCTTTTTTATTAGAATACTTTTCATAAATCAAAACATCTAGAAAGTATAAAAAATCCATATTATCTAATGCCTCTAATGTTTGTCCATTTTTCATAGCTTCTGAATAAACCCCTAAAAGCATTAATTCATAGTCATTATATAGTTCACTTAATTTATTTTCTTCCTCTTCTACGGGTGAATATTCATCTTCACCCTCAACTAGTTTTTTATTTTTGAAGCTGCCTTCGCCATTATTTCTTCAGCTATATTTAGCATGGTAGGAAGCATTTCATCCAACTCTATACCATTGTAAAACTCTTCTCTTGTAAATTTTTTATCAAATACCTCTACAGCATAATCAGCTATTTCATCTAATATTTCATCAGAAAAAATTTTTTCTAATTTATCAAATGTCTTACTTATAGATGCTGTTTTTCTTAATAAAATTCCTTTTACCTTAGTACAAACAAAGGTCTTTTCTTCTCCATTTATATCAAGTTTTATTTCTATATTTTTCATAAACTCCTCCTAAAAATAAAGACTAGGTTTTCCCCTAGTCCTCTATGATTCTTCTGTTGGGCTCTGTGCTTTTGTTATTGGTACTTGCTTAAACCAAGTTTTTTCCTTTGCAGCATTAGCTGTTTTTCCATTCATATCTAGCTCTGCCACATGTGTATCTAGTTCTCTATTTTTATAGCATTTAAATGGAATTTCAACTTGTTGTAGCTTTGGTTTTCCTTCTGCAGTTTCTGCCTTTTCATTTGGATATTCAAAAACTACATCATAGTACCAAGCATATTTATTCTTACCACCAGTAGTAGGCATTTGAAACCCTAATGCATTATGCTTTACTTCAACTTCTCCTGGTGGAAAATATACTCCATCTTTATCTATTTCACCACCAAACATCAACAATTTAGTTTCTGGAGTAAGATAGTTAAGTGTAACTTTTCCTGTTCTTTCTACTGTCCCATATACAGTTTCTTCTACTTCATCATCTGAATAAGCATCTTCACTCTCTGCCTTTGTTTCAATTTCTATTGCAATAAGCCTTTCACACTTTTTAGGTGCCTCTGCTGTGTAAGTTTCATCATTTGCGGTTACACCAGCCAGATGAAAGTTCTTCGCTCCTTTAATTCTTGCCATTTGATTCACTCCTTTTCTTCATAAAAATAGCACCTAAAAGCAATATGATATGTTTTTGTATCAACCTCATATAAGTCTTGGTACGTAATATCTTCAAAATTTCTTTTAAGTGCTTGTTTAATATCTTTTTTAAATTGTGTTGGATCACTCTTAGTAAATAAATCTATTTGTAAAGAATGTACCTCTGTTTCATTTGTGCCATCACTATAATCTTCGTCATAGTTGTTTATCTCAAAAAATGTAATATAGGTATCATTAGAACCACTATATTTTCTATACCTAATCTCTAGACCTGTATTCCTTAATGTTTCTTCTACTAATTTGTTTATATTCATAGCCCTAACCCCTCCCTTATTACATCTTTTGTCTTCTCTAAAGCTTCTTTCTTCTTTCTTTCAAAAGCTAGTCTCATAAATGGTCTTGCAACTTGCTTACTGGTACCATATTCATAAAACTTAAGGTAAAAGGCCTCACTATTATCATCTTTCTGCACCCCTATTTTTACTACTTTAATACCTTTTTCTTTCTTTACTTTAGATAATTTAAGTTTATCTTTTGAATTTCTAGAGCCTTTTTTACGAACTGGTGCATTTTTAACTATTTCCTTGTTGATTATCTCTGCTCCAGCTAACAAAGCTTTATTTTCAAGTGTAGCTCCTTTTTTACCCATATCTTTAAGTTTATCTTGTAATTTTTCTATGCAACCAAAATCCAATTCTGCACTCATACTAACCCTTTCTCAGATGTACAATGCAATTCTATATTTTCAGTATCTTTTTTATATGTTCTTATAACCTTATATGTTTCATTTTCATAAACAACATAAGGCTCTTTTTCATAATCAATTTGTTTTACTTCTAATATAACTTTAATCTCATTGCCATGTTTATTACTAAGATAAAACTCATTAGTTCCTACAGATTTTTCATTACAAAATACCTCTCTAGTAACCAACTTTTCCCTTTCAACCATATTATCATTTGTAACAATTGCTAACTTACCTAATTCTGCAGTATCACACCACATTATAATCACCACACAAACTTAAAGATTGCTTAAGCAAATCATATGATTTTTGATATTTCTCACTATCCTTATTATCTAATCCAAAGTTAGCTTTACAGTAAACTATAATTGCCCTTTGAATAATTGGATCATCATCATTTATATTTCTAACCCCACCAATAGATAAATCTATTTTACAAGCTTCAATTAAATCAGTTATTTCACCATCTAATTTATTAGATTTAATTCTAAGTGCCAGCTTAACTTTTTCTAGCATTTTATCACCTCAAGAAAAGAAGAATGCAATTATGCATTCTTCTTAGTGATTGTTACTAATGAACCCTTATCTACTACCTTACCATCTGCTAACATAATTGCTTTTGTAACCATATCATCTGTATCATTATCCTCATATCTCTTAATAGTCATATTAAGATTAGTGTTTAGAACATAATCAGCCATGTTAAATAAAGCAGCTACAATAGTATCCTCACTCGGAGCATCTACATAATTACTCATATAATCATTGCAAATAACTGGTCTTCCTAAAAGCATTCTTTCTTGCTTTCCTGATATTCCATAATTCACTCTTCCGATTGGTTGCCCAACACTATCTTTTAATGAAGCATAAGCCATAAATGTCTTTTTAGTCATTAACCATACTGCCCCAGTTTCATAAGCTAAAGGTAACGCTGCTTCTGCATTTTCTAAATTTTCTAATGCAGGCTTATCAGCTTTAGCAATATCAATATTTTGCCCTCCAGAAACTGTTTCTTTTAATATACCTTTGGGCTGATTTGTACCTGTCCCGCTTATAATAGCTTGCTCTAAAGCCTTTGTCATTGCCTCAACAACATTGTTTATAAACGCAACTTCAAATACTGGTAAAGCCATTGTTTCTACTTCTAAGCTGTTAGAAATAGCGCATCTTAACTTATATGCTCCAAAAGTAATAGATCCAATAGTTTTCTTTTGCTTATCACTCCCTGAACCTTCTGCTACCCAAGTTGCAACTGGTTTAACTGTAGATGTCGGAATAGCAACTCCGCCCTTATATGATGTTCTGGTTACTAAAGGAAGTATCATTCCTGTACTTTCCATCTTTTCGATTATCTTTGATAATACTGTTTCTGGAATTAATTTCCCTACATCTGTAGTTTTAGTATTTTCATTTGAATTTGTGAATTTACTATCTATTGGAGTACCATTTACAACGTAATTCATAAATGCTTTTCTGTACTCAATAGTATTTGTTAGATCTTCATTTTCCACATTGCCTAAGCTTCCTAAAGAACCATTCGCATTTACTGGAGAACCTCCTGCAACTGCAACCTTTGAATTGTCTCTCAACGCTGCCAAGTTTGCCATTTGAGTAGCTTCTTCTTCAAACTTATTATCTAAGTCTGTTATCTCTTGCATTTTAGCTTTTCCTTCTTCTAATTTCCCTTCATTAATTAAACTTTCTGCTTCTGTGTAAAGTCCATTTCTTAATTCTAAATATTTTTCTTTATTCATTATTTAACACTTCCTTTTAATTTTATTAACTCTAGTTGAGCTTTTATTTTTTCTTGTATAAAAAAATCACCCTTATTCTTTTGAATAGGATGATTAGTTCCTGGATTATAATTCTTAAACTTTTCTAATACTTTATTATCTAATTTCCCTATACTATTGCAAAAAGTAATAGCATTATTTTTTAATGAATTAAGTAAATTTTTATCTACTTTTTCGTCAGAATACATTATTTCATCTATTAATCCTAATTCTAAAGCTTCATCAGAAGTTAACCATGTTTCTTTATCCATAAGATTATATGCTTCTTCTTCTGTCATTCCTGTTTTTAAAATATAGGCATTAGCAACCGTCTTATTAGCTTTCTTTAAAACTTCTACACTATGCTCCATATCTCTATAATCTCCTCTTGTTGAAGTAGATACATTATGAATCATTATTTCAGCTAAAGGTGACATTTTACATTTACCAGCCATAGCAATAACACTTGCTATACTTGCACATAATCCATGTATTTCTATTGTTACTTCTCCATTATAGTTTTTTAATTCATTATAGATTTCACAACCCGCAAATACATCGCCACCACCACTATTAATTTTAATAGTAACTGGTTGGCCATTAGCATTTCTTAATGCTCTTGTTATTTGCTTTGGTGATGTAGCTTGAATGCCATACCAATTATATAGCCACTCATTACCACTAGGTACTACTTCTCCTTTTACATCAATATATACCATCATTCTTCACCCCCTTTCCCAATAGCGATAGTATCTAATCTTCTTAAAGGTTTATCTCCATCTTCAACTGGTGGAAGATTTAATACTTCTCTCCATTCATTAGGAGTTAACGCGCCTCTATCTACCATAGCCTGTAAGCCTAACTTAGTAGACATACTAGCATATTGAAGATTATTAGCTGAATAAATTATTTTGTTTCCAAAACCTCTTTCTCTCCTAGTAAATATTTTTCTAGTATCTTCATTACTCCATTGCATAGCAATCGGTTCAATTTCACTCTCGTAATAAGCATTCCATTCATCTTCATTGTATTTACTTTGTACAATTTTTTCATTAGTATTAAAGAATGAATATATTCTTTGAGTTGTTCTATCAATAACGGCTGCATTAGGAACATAATCCTTAGGCTCTATTTGTTTAGCATCTGCTTTTGCATCTACTCCAGCAGCGCCTCCACTATTATTAATATCCAGAAAGCTTTTAGTAAACTCTTCTGTATTACTTCTAATATCCTCAGGTCGCATACCAGTATTAAATTTTAGTAACCACTTAACTACACCACTATTTTTAATAGCTTTTACAATACCCTGGTCTGTTGTAGACACTACTTCCATTAATGGTAATAACGCTTCTCTTGGACTATCACCAAACAAATCATTCTCATTAATATCTTGTCTTAAATGAATAATATCAGTATATGGATACGTCACTACTCTTCCGTTTCTATTAGTAAATTTTAAAAACAACTCACCTTGTTTATTGTAAATTGCTTCTACTCCTACGCATGGAATATTATACATCTCTAGTGGATATCCATTTTCATCTTTAACAAGTAATGCAAAAGCATTATTATTTAAAGCTAGCTGTGTGGCCATTTTCTCTCTAAACACTTGCCCACTCATATATGGATTAGGCTCTTCATATAAAAATCTTATATAAGGTTCAGGATTAATTTTAAATGTATCATTTGTTTTATCATCTCTAATATGTTGTGGTACAAGTTTACCAATAGCTTTTACTTTTGGTCTAATACAAGCTCTTATTACATCACTTTTGTATATAGAACCATTCCACGCATAAAATCCATTTCCTCTATCCTCTACCATTTCAAACCTAGTTTTAGAAGGACTTCTATTAAATAATCTATCTATTATTTTCATATATCTCTTTCTCCTTAAATCATACTTTCGTATTCACTTTCTTTATCCTTTAATACTACATATCCTATTATTTTCGATACACCACCATCAATTCTTTTTCGTGGATCTAATCCTTTAATAGGCTGAATATTACCATTAGTGTCAACTTTAATTTCCATATTGCTAAGACACCATTTATCTATAGGATTATTATTATAAATAATCTTTTTAGCAATTAAATCTGCTTTCATTTCTTTCATAGGAGCAGATAAAGTATAAACACCTTGTCTAACTTTAATCATAGATTCTGGGCCAAACTCATTTTTATAAGCTGCTAATAAACTATCATCCACATGCCATGGATCATATCCAATCCACGGTATATAAATATCATATTTATCTCTAATTTCCTTAAACCAATCTAACATATCATATTTATTAACTTTGTTTCCTGGACAAACTCTTAATAATCCTTGTTTTTCCCAAAGCCTATATGGTGCATCATCATCTTGTTTGTTATCCTCAAACTGATTTAGTTTTTCTTCTGGAATAAAATACATTGATATACAATAAATATTGTCATCACCTGCTCTTTTACAAAATACATTACTTGATGCTAAATCAGTTGTTTCTGCCAAGTCAAAGCATCCTATTCCATATCTGAAATTAATTTCAGATAAATCGAATACTTTTTCATTATTTAACTCATTCCAACGTAACCATGCACTAGCAGAATTTTCTTTCATATTAAAATCTTTTACCATTACTGTGGCTTTAAATGCATCATCTGATTTTGCTTTATTGACACAATCCCTTAAAAACTCTATCTTTTTAATACTACCAAGCCCTGGATTAGCCTTTATCCAGCACTCTTCTTTGTCCCATTCTTCTCTGTCATCAAGTTCATAAATAAAAGCCAAAAACCTATCATCTTTGGTTTTACCATCTAACACCTTACAAGCATATTCATATTGACTATCAAAAATAGAATTTCTAACAAATCCATTTGTAGTAATACAATTTAATAAAGGTTGTCTCCTACTACTCATTGATTGTTTCATAAGATCATATATATCTCTATTTTTTATTGCTGCTAATTCATCTATTGTAACCATGTGGCTATTTAAACCATCAAGTCCATTAGAATTACTAGCTAAAGCTTGTAATGTTCCATAATTCCCATGAAAATAAATATCTGATTTTCTCTTTTTTAGATGCTTACTAAGTTCTTTCGATTGTTGAGCCATTTTATAGCACTCGTTAAACCCTTTTTTAGCTTGGTCTAATTTAGTTGCTATATTATAAACTTCTGGTGAACCTTCACCATCTCCAACCAGCATATATAATTCATCTGCTGCTAACTCTGTTGTCTTACCATTTTTTCTGCCTCTTATATCAAGAACCTCTTGATATTGTCTTAATCTAGTTTCTTTATGAACAAATCCAAAAACTGCTTGATGTTTTGCCTTCTGGAATAGTTCAAGTTTTAAACAAGCTCCTAAATCTCCTTGAGATTGTTTAATAAAAGTTTCAATAAATTCAATTGGCCTATTAGCTAACTCTTCATCAAATACCCAAGGATCATACTTATCTGGATTTCTTATTTTATCTACTAATAAAGAATACACTTGCTTAATTCTATTGCAGGCATTAATTTCTCCAGACATAATTTTTTCATAATACTCTTCTATGTATGTCATTTTTTCAAACGCCCCTTTTTCATAAATTCCATAAGAGCATCAGCTTCTTCCTTTTTTATTTCAATTGGTAATAAATCAATTAATTGTTTCATAACCACTGAATACTTTTGCATAAAGTTAGTATAAACTTTAACTTCTGGTCTTTCTCTATAAAAAGATTGCTCTCCTTGTTCAAATAATTCTGTAAAGCCATTTTTAATTAAATCATTACGCAACTCTTCAAGAGATAACTTCATAAAAGCAGCTTCATTTATCAATCCTTCAAGAACTTTAGATTTATCTTTCTCAAAATCTTTATATAACTTCTTAATTCTAT